GTAGCCTAGATTCCATATTACTAAACTATACCTTACTCCTTTTGTTACTGGTTTAACTCTATGCCATACAAAGCTAGGAAATACTACTAATGAGCCTTTAGGTAATATTTCAGTACATTTTCTCATGTTAGGTTTTTTATCAGGATCTTCATTCCTGAAATCAAACTCTAACTCACCACCTTTGTAATCTTTTGGATCAGATAAACTAACTGTTACAGATAGCTTTCTAATTTTTCCTTTTGTTGGTCCTTCTTCTACATAAGGTTTATCCCAACTATCACAATGCCAATCATAATATTGACCTTTTTTATATTTTGTAAACTGACAAGATTCTGACCAATCCCATTCAAAATTCCAACCTGCATTTCTATTTGCTTGATTTACATAAGGTTGTATTTCTTTATAGATCCATCTATCATTCATCCAAACAATATTAGAGTCTCTTTTCTTTTTTAAATCTTCTATTTCTTTGTCGGTCAAAGGAGTTTTGTTTAAATCTCTATCTCTACCAAAACCACCTGTAATAGCCATAACTTCTCTTTCTTTTTCTGCCTTACCATATTGCACAATCATATCGCAGATTCTTGGTGGAATAGCAGATTGAAAGTACCAATAATAATTAGATATATTCATAACCGATAGTAAGTATTGTATTTAATTTTTTAGATGTGTTTTCTGTAATGCAATATTTATTTGTTGCAGGAAACATAATGAAGTGATTGTTCTTAATAGGTAAATGCCAAGTTCTATTTTTTCTTCTATTATCATCGTATTCAATAATAAGTTCACAAGAATTATCTTCAACATCTACACCATAAACTAATGTGTAATCAGGTGAATTTCTTAAATCAATAGGATCAACTAAATGTCTTGTAAAAGATTGTTCTCTAGGATGCATAACATTTCCATGTTCAAATTTTTGCACCAATGTAAAACCATATTCAACTTTAATATGATCTCTTAAATAATCTTTCAACCAAGTCAAAGGTTGAGAATAGGGAACTTGATAATCTTTGTAAGCGTATGCTTTAGGATTATTATTAATTCGTTTTTGATTTATAAATGAAGTTAGAATATCGCCTTTGATACGATCTCTATTAATCTCAAATCCTTTAGGAGATGCTATCTCACCAAAATATAGATCTATTTCTGACAGTACTTTCTTTTGCATACCTAATAGGTATGTAATCAATTAAACTGTAATTGTCAAGATTAAGCTTGTGTATTAACTAGATCCCAAGATTGACCTGCTTCGTTCCAAGTGTAAGACCATCTGTGAGTATTTGCAGTATTTTGATCTTTTTGTTCTTGAGTTAACTCTGGAGCATCACCGATTGGTGATTTCCAAGAAGCTGAAGGTACATCTAATACCCAACTAGCATAAGGTTTCTTACTAATGAAAATATCATTATCTTCATCATAAGTCATACCTATTCCTGCGTAATTACCTCTAAAAGGTGTTCCGCCATTTTTGTGTTGTCCGCCAGATGTATTGTAAGATGTTTTTTTCCAAAGTGGCCAGTTATGGATTCTTTCCAAAAACTGTCTTCCTACTTCTTCATCTTCAACACCACTAGCATTTAAGCAATCATTGTCTGATACGACATGTACTGCTATCACTTTGCTGTTGATTCCTAGTTTTGCATAATGTGCCATATTGTTCTCCTTATATGTTATTTTTAAATTTAAATCAACTATTGAAATTTATACCTAATTATTACTATTCCTGAACCGCCTGCACCACCATTATTGTAAGGTGAACAGGCCCCTGAAGAACCTCCACCACCTCCACCTGTATTGACTGTACCTGCAATACCATTTGTTCCTGCAGGTCCACCTGCACATGATCCTGGTTCATATGCTCCAGAAGCACCACCTCCTCCTGTTCCACCAGCTTGTGAATCTCCTGCATCTCCACCTGCTCCACCACCAGCTCTTGCTGTTGGTGTTCCATTAATTGATGAAGTTGCTCCTGCTCCGCCTGTTCCACCTGAAGCACCTGATCCGTTTGTTCCTGCAACAGTTGCACCACCTCCTCCTGCTGCGCCTTGTTGTGGTGAACCACTTCTTGTTCCACCTGCAGTTCCTTGAGCTGGACTTGTTGGTGGAGTATTTCCTGAAGCGGCACTTAAACCACAACCTACACCTCCTACACCTCCACCTGAACCTCCACTAGCACCTGTTGTTGCTCCTACTGGATATGTATTATTTCTTGCACCACCACCGCCACCACCAGCACTTGTTATTGTACTAAAAATAGAATTTGAACCATTTGCACCTCTTGAACAAGCAGTAATAAAAGGTGGAGACCAAGTTGCACCTCCACCACCTACTGTAATTGGATAAGATGTAACTGAAACTGGTACTCCTGTTGCAGCAGCAATAGGACTTGCTGTATAAGGATCTCCTGAAACTTTTCCTTCTCTATATCCACCAGCTCCGCCGCCACCGCCACCTGCAGAGGATTGCCCCTCCATTCCTCCACCACCTCCTCCACCAGCAACTACTAAATAAGAAACATTATTATAAGATGGATTAGTTGATAAACCTGAAACAGCAAAACAACCATCTGATGTAAAAGTGTGAATTTTATAATCCCCACAAGTAGTTATTGTTCCACCAGTAGCTGTTATATAAGCTGCTCCAGTAACTGATGAAGTTGAGTCATTAATATCTTGCCAACCTTTTGTACTATCTACATAAATTAAAGTTACTGATTGGTCTTTTGTACTTAAACTAGCTGTTGCACATATTCCATTAATTTTACTTCCGTTGTTACAAAGTGTAACTGCATTTGTTTGCCAAGTACCACCATAATCTTTTAAAGCTATGATTGCACCAGCAGAAGGCGTTGCAGGTAAAGTTACAGTAACAGCTCCACAAGTAGTGTTAACAAAATAACCTGAACCATTAGCTGCTGTGAAAGGAGAAGTTTTTACTGTTGTGCAATAATCAACTCCACCTGATCTACCAAATCCTGTTGCCGTTACACCAGCACCTAAAACAACTGAATCTCCAGAAGCTCCTAATGTAACTGTTGTGCCGCACTGATTGATTATATTAGAACCGCATGTATTTTGAATATTGTCTATTTTGATTATACTTGCCATAATTTTTTATACTTTTAACATATCTTTTTATTGATATCTATACCTTATTAAAACTACACCAGAACCACCATTTCCACCAGATTGATCATATGGACCTTGGTCTGTAGCTCCACCGCCTCCACCGCCAGTATTAGTTGTTCCTGCAGTTCCAGGACTATTAACACCAGCTCCTCCTGGTCCTCCACCTCCTGGTCCTCCTAATCCTTGTGTAGCTGGTGGTGCTCCACAACCTGTATAATAGCCACCTCCACCACCACCTGAATATAATCCATTTGTAGGTGCATAGAAAGGTTTAGGTGCTGCACCAAAAATATCTGTAACAGAAGATCCATTTCCACCATTACCTGCTTTTGTATTTGTTGCATCAACTCCTGCACTACCTGCTCCACCTCCACCGCCACCTGCATAAGAAGGAGCTCTACTTGCTGGTGGTGTACCATCTCCACCATCGTTACCTTGAGGAGGACTTACAGGAGGGGTATTTCCTGTTCCTCCAAGTTGTGTATCTGATCCTCCACCACCTGATGCTCCATTTTTATACGTTCCACTAGGAGCTGCTGGATCTCCTGAACCTCCACCTCCGCCACCTGTAGAAGTTATAGTACTAAATACTGAATTTGATCCTGGAGCACCATTAAATACAGATGGGTTTGGTGGAACATTTCCTCCTAATCCACCAGCTCCAACTGTAACTGGATAAGCTTGAATAGAAACTGGAATACCTCCTGGTGCTACTAAAGCAGGTGCACAACCTGGAACAGTTATTGCTCCAATTCTAAAACCTCCTGCTCCACCTCCACCAACAGCGTTACATACTCCACCACCTCCACCTCCACCAGCGACAACTAAATAATCAACTACTGCTTTTGGACCAACACCAGCTGAAACACAAAATGTACCGTCTGATGTAAAAGCATGAATTTTATAATCTCCACAAGTAGTTATAGTTCCACCAGTAGCTGTTATGTATGAACCACCTTCAATGGCTGCAGAAGAATCTTGTATGTCCTGCCAACCTTTAGTTGAATCTACATAAATTAAAGTTACTGATTGTGAATCTGTATTTAGTGTTGCTGTTGCACAGACACCATTTATTTTAGATGAGTTATTACAAAGAGTTACATTGTTGGTTGCCCACGTTCCACCATAATCTTTTAATGAGATAATATCACCTGCAGATGGAGATGCTGGTAATGTAACTGTTAT